ACATCTGACCCGCCGCAGTGACCGCGCCGCCGCTCACCGTGAGGTCGTTGGCATTGGCAAGCCGATCCGTGAGGAGAAGCGCCCCATTGAGCCCCAGGCTGTAGGCGCTCACAAACCCGGAGTTGAACGCCGCCCTCTGCGAGGCAAGGCTCGGCATGGCAGCCGCCGGGTTCTGCCACTGTGCATAGATCACCCCGCCGCTTGTTGCACTCGGGATGCTGACTTGCGCCTCCAGCGTTTGCCCTGATAAGCTGCCCGTATCGAGGTAGTGGGACAGCAACGTTCCATCCGTGAGCGTAAACCGCAGGTCCCGCAGGTCCTCGAAGCTCCCGGCATCCGCCCCGGACCAGAACCCAGCGGGCATGTTTGCGCCCATGACCGTACAGGGCCAGTTCGGGAGGGTGCCGGTGATGGTCCCAAGGGTGATCTTGGCCGCTCGGGTCCAGCCGCTCAGGAGTGTTGCCGCCACGCTACGCCGCCTTCAGCGCCGTGTTGTTTGCGAGCAGCGCCGCGAAGGCGTTCGTCAGGCCGTCCTTCTCAGGCGAGTCGAACACGAGGTCCACCGCCGAGGCCTTGAGCACTTGGTTCCCGGCCTTGATCGCCATCTGCTTCGCCGCCGTGATGGCCGCGTTCGCCGGTGCCCCCAGGGCAACTCCCTCCGCCACCGAGATCGCCTTCAGAGCCGCCAGGGATTGCGCCGACTCGCCCAATGCCGTCAGGCTCGCCACTGCGCCGCTGAGGCTACTGCGGAACGCCTCCGAGTTTGCCCGTGCTCGCGCCACCTCTTCATCCACCTTCGCACCGAACGCCAGTTGTGCCGCGTCTGATAGTGCCATCCCGGCACCTCCTCAGTTTCTCGTTTTCTCCCGCGCCGCCCTCCCCGCCGCCTCCCACCGCCGCCACATCGCCCGGTAGTGACAGAACCGGGCGCACCGCAACGCTACAACCCCCGCTACGATCACCCCGAGCCCCAGGACTACCATATCAGTTCACCCACGGCCCGACCGCGATCCCCGTCTCGCACTCCAGCACCTTGTGCCCGTTGAGCGGCACTGTCACGTAGATCATCCACCGGGTCCACGGGTTTCACGTCGGGAAGAGCGCCGTGATGTACGGGGCCGTCCAGCTCAGCCCGAAGTCCGTCCGCACGCTGAACTCGCTCGGGGCCAAGCGCCGCATTGTCCGATCCCGCAAGGTCCCCAATACGTACAGTTCACAGCTCTCGGAGCAGTTGATCTCAGTCACCAGGTAGTAGGGGATCTCGAAGCCTGTATGCAGCCACTCCCGGACGCAGGACACCTGCACCGCCGTGATCTTCTGCTTCCCCACCTCATCCGTCGTCCCCGGGTGCTTCGTCATCCTCCCCGCCCCCGCCGTCCCGCACATGATCGCAACCACCATCACCACAAGCATCCCGCGCCTTGCCGTCGCCTTCATCCCTCATCACCTCGCCTTTTCCGTTCCCGTCGTTCTCAGTGTCTCTGTGTTCTCTGTGTCTGGCCTTCGCCGTCCCCCTCGACCCCGTTCCTCTTGTCCGTCTCTTCCTCCACCGCCCTGTCGTGGGCCTGCCTTGCCTCCTCCAGGGCCTTGTCCTGCTCAGCCACGACTTCCCCGAACGCCGCCTCCGCCACCACCGCAGCCCGCTTCGCCCTCTCGCACGTCGGCTGCAGCACGGTGATGAACTCGACCATCTGCCCCTGTTGCAGGACGATGCAGTCGCCCTGGACGGTGCCGATCCCCTGCCTCTCAAGGTCGTCGAGCAGCTCGCCCCACGCCGTGTCTGTTGCGGGGGCCACAGAGTTCACCAGCAAAGTCTTGACTGACATCGAGGTCCAGGCGGGCAGGTCCTCAGGATAGACGATCAGCCCTTCGCCGATGCACCAGCCTGCCACTGCTACCACGATCAGCCCGAGACACAGCGTCCACAGCATGAGCCCGCCCCTTCTCATCCGCTTCCCCTCCGCCAGTGCCCGGCATTCTGCCCGTCCTCTCTGCTCCCACCTCCGCAGGTACTTCACCAGCGGCGCCGCCAGCACCCCGATCCCGAGCCCGACGAGTCCCGCCGTCACCACGATCAGCAATCCGCTCATACCTTTCTCCTCCTTCGCCTTTCTCCGCGGCCGTTCTCCGCGTTCTCAGCGTCTCTGCGTTGAAGCCGTCTTCCTCGCCGCCTCACACGCCGGCACGAGCTTCCACAGGAACTCCAGCACCTGCTCCTGCCCCAGCACGATCTTGTCGCCCTGCACCACGCCGTCCTTTTCCAACTCCGCCAGCAGGTCCGGCCAAGCGTCGGCGACTGCCGGCTCGACGTAGCTCTTCATCACCGCGGAGATCGCCATGGACTGCCACGCCGGCGCCTTCCCCTTCCCGCATCCCCAGCGCCTCCCGCAACTCGCCGATCCAGGCCTCCGATACTGTCAGGACGATCCTCCCTCTCTCAATCTCTAACCCGATGTCCGGCGGGAAGTCCACCGGCAGGTTCAGCACCAGGTTGCCCTTGCGCCTCACACATTCGACCTTCCCCGAGAGCGTCGCCCAAACCGATCTCATGCTCCTCACCTCCGGCCGTTCTCTGTGTCTGTCTTTGCCTTCCCTCTTCCCCCCTCACACCGGCGGCTCCACCGGTGGCCCCTTCAGGTCCGCCTCCAATGTCTGCCAGTACCGCCCGTCCTCCCGAATGCCCCACCGCTTGTCCAGTATCCGGTAGACGCTGCCCTGGACGATGTTCAGGCTCGCGTCCACATAGACCTCGGCTCCATCTCCCGGCATGATGCTGGGCCGATCATACTCCGTCCAGCTCACCAGGCTGTCCATGCAGACAACCTCATCCCAGATCCGCACCGCGATGCTGTTCAGGTCATCGCCGCTCGGGTAGCTGTCATAGCGCGTCCACAGATCGCCGATGAACCGGGCCACCGCCGCATCGCTCCAGCTCGCATCATCGTGCATAACCCTCGCCGCCGCGGCGACGCCCTCACCCACCATCACCTGCAGCAGGTTGACGAAGTCGCCGGTGCTACGGGTATGCCGGAAGTCATGGATCATGTTGTGGGCCGTTCCGGCCTCCGAGACCGTCCAGACATCGTTCAGGCCCATCGGCTCATAGCGCCGCAGGAATGCGATGCCCAGCGGCGTGATCCCCCATTCGAGGCAGCGCAGTCTGCAGATCTCATCCAGCGCCGAGGGCACCCTCACCTGCGGCCCAAAGCACAGCTTTCTTCTCCCCCGCCGGATGCTCGTGGGCAGATAGTACAGCGCCCCCATTTCGGCAAAGCTGATCGCCTCATCCACCCCGATGAGCCCGGGCGGGACGCCCGCGCGGTTCAAGATGTGCTCGAAGGCATCGTCTACCGGCCATCCCTCATAGCTGCAGTGCCAGCCCATGCACTTCTTCCGCAGCCGCGCCGATGCCATGTCCGCACAGCTCACATGCCCCTCGCTTTGCCCCTCATGGCGCCTTTTCTTCGGCGGCAAAGCATAACCCACAAACTGCGGGTGCCAGGTGATGGCGTCCCCCTCCGGCATGGCCCCGATGGAGACCCCGACCTTCGCGTTCGGCCGGATCTCGTTCAGCACGTATCCCGGCTTGCAGATGTAGTCAATGTCCACAGTCGCGCCCTTGTAGCTCCTGTCCACGTGCCCCGAGACCGTCAGCGTCCGAAAGGTCTCCTCACCGCTCGTCAGCTCCACCGGGTCGCTGTCCGCGCCGCCGATGGTCGCCAGGCGGTACTCCTGCACGTTGTACAGCGCGGCCCGCTTGCTCCGGTCGCTCGCCGCGAAGGTCACCTTCGGCCGCTTCTGATCGCTGTCGCCGCCGTTCACATCCACCGCGACGCTGAGCGTCGTCCCCGTCGGCGCCGAACCAATCAGCCGATACAGGGGCGAGTTGCTCTCGGGCGGGTCGGTCCCCCGGATGTAGAACGCCCTCGGGTACAGGTCCGCCGTCGCCGGCGCCTGCAGCGGCCAGACTCCCACCAGCCCGGGGTGCCCGGTGATGTTCACGGTCACGTTTCCCGTGTCGGCCAGGGCGAAGTCCAGATAGTCCCCGTTGTGCAGCCACTGCCCGCAGAACACCCACGGCTCGTTCTGCTTGTCCGTCCTCACCAGCAGCGCGCCGTCGAGGTACTCGATCCGCAGGGCGAGCAGGCTCGCCTTCCGCTGGGGCCCTGAGTTCCCCGGTGCGCACCCGACATTCAGATGGTCCAGCACGGTCCAGTATGTGTCACCCGTCCGCTTCCCCATCAGGTACGGGTGCGACTGCCAGCCGGTCCGCCCCTGGGCCGTCCCCATGATCCCCGCGTCGCCGTTGCTGGGGAAGCCGATGCAAAACTGCTCCCCGCTCGTGGCGCCCTCCAGGATGAACTCCACTGCCGCGGCCTCCGTCTCCAGGGGGCTGCCCGGCATCCGCCAGACGTAGACCTGCATGTTCGGCGCGAGCTCATCAACGCTGGTCACCTGCCCCCAAGCGTTCGCCGCATAGCGCCCTGGCCGGCCGTCGTAGTATTCCAGCAGCCCCCCGCCCATGACGCCCAGGACGCCACTCGCCGCGCTCTGCCGCCACAGCCCCTTGTTGACCGCCCACTGCCCCGCGCCGGAGCCCAGCTCCATCGGCGCCGCCGCGTAGGTCATAATCGGCGCGATGCAGTTGAGTTTGGTGATGTGCTCGAAGACCCCCTCATACCACCACCCATACATGCCTCCCACATCCGGCGTCCGTTGGTCCAGGGCGAGGGTGTTGCGCGGCTCGTCGGCCGTCCAGTCCCGCCCGACGCCCAGGGTCGTGATCATGCCGTCGCAGTGCGCCGCATCTACGATGATCTTGACCGCCGCCCTGGCATACCTACTCATGTGCCGTTCCCTCTATCCTCGCCTTTCTCTGTGTCTCCGTTGCGCCCGGCACGGGCGCAATGGTTCACTGCCCTGGCCCTGGCCTTCGCCTTGCCCCTTGCCTTCAACTCATCATTCATCATTCATCATTCATCATTGCCTTCCCCTCACCCGACCGCCCCCTGCGCATCCCAGCTCACTCCTCCATCCTCGCTCGTGAACAGGTACAGCAGCCCGTCCTCCGCGCCGGCCCCGATGACGTAAATGACCGAGCCCCCGGAGGTCGCCCGGGCCGCCGCATAGGTCCGCGAGTTGTCCACCAGGACCGCCGTCCCCGGCACCGAGATGCCCTCGATGATCCGGTTGTGCATCAGGTCGCCACCGGAGTCCGGGTAGGCATAGCCGGGCACCAGCGTCCCAGGCTGGACGTACATGCCGATGTCTCCTTGGGCCTGCACCCGCGCCTTGATGATCCCGACGAAGCTGTACTCGCGGTTGGCCACCTGCACGCCGGCGATGCTCAGCGAGATCGCGGCGCACGTCGCCCCCAGATCCTGGTTTGAGACCCCGTAGTACCAGCCCTTCTCAAGCAGCGCGTCCGTGCGCCAGAAGCCCTGAGCGTCCGGCGTGTAGGACCCGACGCGCGAGTACGTCCCCTCCGCGGTCTCGCACTGATACAGCCACACCAGGCCGGTCAGACGCTTACGGGCGCTGCCCTGGTACAGCAGCCCGCAGAGCTTGCCGCGCGGGAAGACCGTGTAGTACAGGTCGTGCGGCACCCCCGCGGCGTAGTGGTAGGTGCCCACGCAGACCGCGCCGTACAGGTTCGACTGCCTTTGGTGCTGCACGTCCCAAAAGTGCAGGGAGGGCGCGAAGTAGGCGTCGTCAGCGTCCTTGTTGCCCGCCGCGTTCAGAGGGTCAAGCCAGGTCGTCTGCCAGCCCTCGCACAGACCCATCTCCGTCGCAAGCCGGTTCGCGTCCTTCGCGTAGTTGAGTTCGTCCTCGGCCTCGCTCTCCGGGTCGTGCTGGGCGTATTGAATGTACTGCAACCCCAACTGCTCTTCCCGGAAGCGCCTGTATCCGGGGTCAATCTCCAGCGCCCGCTTGCCGTCTACGAAGCCGCCGAGGCCGAACCAGCAGGCATCGCGCCAGTCCCAGGCTCGCTTGTTGTGGGTGATGATGATGGAGGGGTGCCCGGTGCCGGGGCTGACCTCAGGCCAGGTTGACTTGTAGGCCGAACCGTAGGTGCTACTGCTAGGCCCGGTGACATACCCCCCTGTAAGCACGAGGGCATCGTCGCCTGCCGTCCAATCGGCGAGTTCCGAGGCATTGTTCCAGGGCCATTCACTCGTGACCCCGTTCGCCGTAACCTCTGTGCGCAGATTCCGGGCGGTATCGCCGGTGGTTCCTACCCACCTTGCCCAGAGTTCAGCGGTATCCCACTGCTCCGCTGCGAGGTCGGTGAATGTCCCACTGGCCTTGCTCACACCGTCAACGAAAATCTCCCAGGCGATGTCATCTCCGGCCACCGTCAGCTCAATTCGCCCGGTCCCGTCGGACCCCCCGTTGTAGGGGGTCAGGTAAATCCAACCAACCTCGTGTGTGGTGTATCTCCAGCAGTCGAAGCCGTATCCGGTCATCCGCGCTACGGTGATGTAGTAACTCTCGTCCGGCGTGCCTACAACGATAGCTGCGTAGGTGTTCGTGCTCCCTGGTGTAGAGTAAGGGTTACAGGCCAGGTCCGCCTCTATTGCCGTGACGGTGAGGGCCATTGCCTACTCCGAATCCAGGATCAGGTTCAGCCCGCTCAGCGTCCACGCTTCGTCAGTCCCGCCCGCGCCTGGCAACGTCCACTCCAGTTGCTTCACCACGCATAGGCGACACTCGCCCACCGGCACGATGCCCTCCTGCGGCTTGCACAGGTCAACGGTCACGCCGTTCGCGCCTGCTGTCACGGCGAACCTGTAGGTCAATACCTTCTCCGTGTAGGAGATGGAGAATGCGCCGCCGCTGCCTTTGTAGCGTTCGCCTGGCGAGCTAAAACACGGGTCAAAGACCCAGGGCACCCATACCGTCAGCTTGAGCTGGACGGTGCCCGTTTTCGGCGCGGTGAGGCCGATGAAGAGGTAGGCAAAGTCCCAGTTCCACACGTCCTCCTCGTCGCACCCGCCCGCGCCGCTGTCCCACCAGTCCGGGTCATCGTTGAATGTGGCGTAGGTCTCGCCCGCCCGGTTGCGCCTGAGCACATAGGGCCAGTCCGGGTTCCATTCTTCTCCCTCCCCCACGCCCCCCGCAAGCCGCGCCATCCGCAGCTCATAGCGGTTCGTCAGCACGCGCGAGACCTTCGGGCTGCCTGTGCCCGCCGCCACCGTCCATGCGTCGTTGTCGCCCCCGTCTACCGTGACCCCAGCCCCTCCCGTCCACAGGCTCGGCCTCGTCGCGGCCCCCCGCGGGTCGTTGAGGTTGAGGCTCGCGAGGTGCGTCACCGTCAGGAACGGCCCCCAGAACGGGTTGCCCACGACGCCCGCCGTCAGCGGCTGGCAGACGAACAGCACCTGCGCGTCGTTCTGGGCAATGGTGCTCCCGCCCACGTCCTCTCCCTGCGCCACTCGCGAGGCCTGCGTGATCTGCCCGATGCCGCTGCCCGACAGGAACTGCCACTCCCGGGGGAACAGCTCCGTGCGCCCGAACTGCGTCTTGGAGTAGTCACTGCCCGCCGTCCAAGTGTCCTGCACCCATGCGTCATCAACCCAGCTTCGCGGTTCAGCGGCGACCAGCAACCCGCTTGGCGCGTCACCGTCCGGGTCAAACTGCCTGGTGAGCTCGCCCTTGTAGTTGAGGATGTACGGCGCCGACCGGATGCAGCCTCCCGTCCCCCCGCCGTTACTGGTCGCCGACCTCTGCAGCGCAATCCCACCATCGTCTACCAATCTCAGATAGGCCCCCGACTCCGGTGCTTCCCGCTTCCAGTCCGGGTAGACGCTGCTGGGCGCGTCCCCGGCGCCGGGATTGTACAGCGTCGCCGCGAGCTCCCCGGAGACCCCGAAGACCATGACATCCGCCAGTCTGCCGAACGTGGTGTCGGCGGTCGGGAAGTTGTTGTTGTGGACCTCCGCGATCCAACTGAACGCGCTCCCCAGGTCCACCTCCCCGCCGGCCCCCGTCAGTCCTCCCGTCGCCGAGACGCCATCCCCTGCGACAGTCACCTCGGATGCCTCGTCGGCGAACCATGTCTCTGCCTTCGTCCTGTCGGTGGGGTCCAGCGGGCTCGTGCGATCCTCATACTCCGCGTTGGTGACCTTCTCGCACAGCGTCAACCCGGTGATCGTGCAAGTCACCGGGATGCTCAGGCTGGTGCAGATGACGCCACCCCCGGGCACTCCCGGGGGCATCGCAGGGAAGGTGTACCGCGCCTGCCCACAGTGGACATAGTAGACCGAGGTGCCGTAGACCGGGGTGACGCCGACGTTCAGCTTGAGGCGGAAGGGGTAGTACAGATCGTACAGGCATTCCGTGGGAGGCGGCCCCGGGCCTGGCGTGGGCTCCCCGGCTGCCAGGACACCGCGCACTCCGCCGTCGTAGGTCCCTCCGGCGCCTGCGTTTTCAAGGACCGCGATCCCCCCGAGCCCGGTGGCGCTGATGTACTGGGTGTTGGCCACGTCCTCTGCCAGATAGACCTGCACCGGCACTTCGAGCGCAGTGGCCCACACCTCGCTCAGCACTCTCGCCGTCTTCGCCCATCCCTCCGGCATCGCCGTCCCTCCAGTTTCGCCGTTCGCCGCGCTCTTTGCCTTCTCAGTGCTTCAGTGTTCTCTGTGTCTGCCTTTGCCCTTACCCCGCCGGCACCGCCAGCCCGTAGTATGACTTCGCCCGGTCCTCCTCCTCGAACACCTGCTTGGCGATCTCCCGGATGCCCTCTGCCCCGTAGACCGGCCCGTTGATGATGACCGTGACGTTCCTCCCTCCCCCTCCCGCCGCGCTCTGCGCGCTCTGCGTCTCTGCGCTGAAGCCTTCCGCTCCCCCTCCCAGCATCTCCATGCCTCCACCCGCCCCCCGCCCAAACCAAAGCCTTCCGCCTACCGCCCCTGCAACTCCTCCTGCTGCCATCATGCGCCCCTGCAGATCCTCCTCCGGCAGCCGGAGCACAGGCGCCCCGCCTGCCATCCCGCCGCCCCTCCTGTCGGGGTACACCCTCCCCGGCGTCCCATAGTTCCGCGCCATGTTCCTCCGCCCCGCCAGCGCCTGTCCCTGCATCGCCGCGATCTGCGCGCCGACCCCCGCCGAGCTATCTCCGTAGCCTCCCCGTTGCGTCGCGCTCTGGTCGCCCGCCCACAGAGGGCTCCAGTTGTTCCCTCGGGCCGCCTCCACCCCTCTCGCCGCCTGTATCGCCGATTGCCAATCCATGCCACCAGCCGCGTATTGCTCTACAAGTGCGTTGAACGCTGGGGTACTCATGCCCCCCTTATAGGGGGCACTTGGCTGCCCCGCCATCATCTTCGCCATTGCCCCCCACGGGTCCGACTGCCCCGGCCCCGTCCCATAGCCCACCCACTTTGGATCACTGCTTTTCCAGGCAGTCGGATACTGAGGGTTCGGGTAGTACGCCATCTCCGGGGTAATATGCTCGGGATGCTGCTTCGCCTGATCTGCCTGCAGGGCTCGTGAGTAGCTCTGGCCCCGGCTCAACGTCCCTCCCCCCGCAAACCCCGGCACCCTCCCCAGCGGGATGATCTCCACTCCGCCCCCCCTGGCAACCGCCAGCTCCGGCCCCGCCTCTCCCACGATCGCGACTCCATCCCCCGCGATCCTCCCGCCCCCCGCCATATGCCTGAGCGCACTCGCCTGGGCCCCATAGACCCGTTCCCGGGCGATGTCCTGGCCGGTCTTGCCCGGCGTGATCCACCCCAGGATGCGCTCCCCCATTGTCGGCCTCGCCGCATCCCGCTCCGCCTTCAGCCCCGCCTCGATCCCGCCACGCCAGGCCGCATTGGCCGCCGTCTCCTCCGCCCCGATGCCCTGTCTCGCCGCCGCGACAGAATCCTCTGCCGCCTTCTTTGTGTCATCCCACAGGCCCTTGAGCTTCACCAGCTCGATGCCCAGCAGGACCAGGGCCGCGATGACCGCCGCGATGGGTCCCGCCGCCGCCGAGAGGCCCAGCATCCCCTTCGCGGCTGCCGCCCCGGCAGTCTCCACTCCTGCCAGCCCCGCCGCCGCCGCCTCGGCCGCACCCGCGGCGCCGCCGATGCCCAGCGCCGTCGCGATCCAGCCCGCCGCCGTCGCGATCCCCGGCAGCATCACCAACAGCGGCCCCGCCACCGCCATCACCGCCGAGATGCCCAGGGCCGCCTTCCCCAGGCTCGCCGCCAACTCCGGGTTGGCCCTCGCCCACGCAATGACATTGGTGACAATCGGGATGATCTCATCGGCGATCTGCTGCAGCACCGGCGCCACCGCGATCCCCAGCTCGACGAACGCCTTTCCTGCCGTCGCCTTCAGCCGGTCAATGCTGTCCCCGAGCTCATCCATCTTGGCCGCGGTCTGGGTATCCATGACCAGGCCGAGCTTCTCGGCCTCCTTGGCGAAGTCCGCGACGGACATCTTGGCATCCGTGAACATCGGGATGAGCTGTGTCCCCGACCTCCCAAACAGCCCCACCGCTATCGAGGTCCGGGTGGCATCATTCTCCACCATCCGCAGCTTCCCGCCCACCTCGACCAGCAGGTCCGCGGGGTCTTTCAACCGCCCGCCCGCAACCGTCGCGCTGATGCCAAGCTCCTGCAGCGCATTCGCGCCCGGCGTGGTGCCGCCTTGCGTCGCCGACACCGCCGCGATGCTCAGGCGCTTGAGGCCCGTCTCGACGCTTCCCAGATCGCCCCCGGTCTGTTCCGCCGCATACCTGAGCTTGCTCAGGGCCTCCACGCTGACGCCGGTGCGGGCGCTCATGTCATTGAGCTCGCTGCCCACCTTCGCCGCACTGGCCGCCGCCGCGATCAGTCCGGTGGCGACCCCACTGCCGATCAGCCCCATGCCGGTGCCGATGGCCTTCTGCGACATCCCGAGCTTGTCAATCCCACTCGCCAACTCAGTAACTTCCCCCCGCACCTTCCCGACGATCGGCGAGGCCAGGTCCAGGCCCTTGAGCGTGATGCTCACCAGCATATTGCCCTGTTCCATCGCCAATCACCGCCTTTAACAGGCTGTGTCATGTGCTCATGTGTCATGTGTCATGTCACGGCGGCTTAGCCTTTACGTGACACCTGACACCTGACACCTGACACGCCTCAGCCTTCCCTCACCACCATCCCCATCGCCGCATTCGCCTCCGCCGCACTGATCTGCCCCGCCGCGACCATCCCCTCCAGCCTCCTCTGCTCCCCGTCCAGCCGTATCTGCTGCGTCATCGCCCGCACCTGCCAGGCATCCAAGTCCCCGATCTGTTCCGGCGTGAGCCCCGTCTCTCTCATCAGCCGCCAGATGCTTCGGGCGGTTCCTCCTCCTCCTGACTTCTGACTTCCGCCTTCTGACTTCTGACTTCCGCCTTCTGACTTCTGACTTCCGCCTTCTGACTTCCGCCGTCCTCCTCTCCCTTCTCCTGCACCATCTCGATCAGCATCCTCAGCGCCGCCGGGTCCACTCGCTGCGCCGCGGCCTGTGCCGTCTCGGCGCGCTTGCGGGCCAAAGGGCGCAGGCTCCACATCGCCTCCTCACACCTCAGCAGGTCGTCGCCTTCGAGCAGCTCCGCCAGGTCCTCCTCGCTGCCCTGGTAGCCGCCTCTGCGCGCGCTCTCCCAGGTCTCGGCCAGACAGGCTTCGCTCCCGCCCTCGAAGCTACGCTTACCCAGGGCGATTTGCTGTTTGATGCTCAGCGGCCGCAGACACAGCTCGACTTCCCCGCGTCCATCATCCCCCACCGGCCCGACCCGCACCGCCACCGACTTCAGTCCCAGGATCTCCTCGACTCGCTCTTGGTCCCCCATCTCATCTCCTCCGTTTCCCGCCGTTCTCTGTGCTTCTGTGTTCTCAGTGTCTGCCTTTGCCTTCCCCTACGCCTCCCCCTCATCCATGTCGAAGCTCACGATGGCGAAGTCGTTGGGCGTGCTGGTCCCGCCGATCTTGAACAGCACATCCTCCTCGCCCCGGACGATCTCCACCGGCTGCCCATCGGTCATGTCCAGACCGAGGCCGCCGGTCATGTCCAGCGTGAAGGTGTGCGGCGTCGCGTCGGAGTTGAGGGCGATGACCTTGAAGCTGAGTACATCGGGGTAGTCGGCGTAGAAGTCGTTCGTCACCGCAATGGGCACCGCGACGGTTGCACCCATCCGGGCCTGAAAGTTCCCCGGCACGGCCAGGTCCGGCAGCCGCTGAATGCCGGCGGTCTTAAGGTCCAGGGAGCTCAGAAACCTCACGCCGTTGGTGAACTCGACCTCCCACGACATACACCGATACGGGGCTACCAGGAACTCGATGTCCATGTCGTGCCAGGCGAAGACCGTCGGCGTCTGTTTGTCTTCCGGCGCGGCGATGGTGCTGGGCACATCGGTCATCGCGCCCCAGTCATACTCCACCAGGAGGATGCCGTCCATGGCGCAGGACAGCTTGACGCCGGTGAGGTAGCAGTCCTCCATCAGCCGTGCGGCGTTGGTGTCCACCAGCGGCCCGCCCTGGATCTTCTCGATGATCGCCGGCAGGGTTCCGACCCCCGCGGGCACCAGATTGTCCAGCAGGCCGAGGGTCTGCAGCTCGCACTTGGCGCTGGCCACCGGCCGCACCCCGGGCCGCCACTTGTTCGCAGCCTGCCCGCCGGCGCCGACGGAATACTGCGGTCCTCCGCCGGTGGGGCCGATGGTGCCGCTGTTCACGCTGTCGAACGCCACGAAGTCCGTCCCAGCAACCGAATGCTCCAGGCATTCCTGTACTCCGGTCCATGGGGCCGCCATAAGCCTTCACCTCTGCCTTCTCTGTGTCTCTGTGTTCTCTGTGTCAAGGCCGTTTCCGTTGCCGTCAGTCCTCGCTGCTCGCAAAGCTCACCAGCACCGGAATGGTCTCCATCTCAAAGCTCTGGTTCTTGTCGTCTCGGAAGTGCACCGCATCCGAGGCCCCGAGCTGGGCGGTGCTCCAGTAGCCCGGCTCCGACTTGTGCCTCAGCATCACCCGGCAGACGTTGGCCGCCATCCGGGCCACGAGCTGCTCCAGGACTTCCGGTTCGGCGAGATGCCGCACGACGCAGACGATGGCCCAGCTCGCCTTGACATCGGTGCCCTTCTCGCCCATCCAGTAGCCCCACTGCTCGACGCTGGCCCGGAAGACGAACACGCACGCTTGCTCGGGTCCCAGTCGCCGCACGCCTTTATGGACGCCAACGCGGAAGCCAAGGCCCTCACTCAGATCCTCGGCGGTGTCCAGGATCAGCACCAGCCGGTCGGTGATCCGGTCGAACAAGTCGTATGAGAATGCCATGCCGTCTCCGCCGTTCTCCGCGCTCTTCGCGTCTCTGCGCTGAGGCCTTTATCGTTACTTCACCGCCGCCTCCAGGTACCTCAGCGCCATCTTGACCATCATCTCTCGGTCCTCATTGTTGATGCCGACGAAGGGTCTCGCCGGCATGTACTTCGTCCCGCCCTGATGGAATAGCCCATAGGCGACCCCGGTTCCGATGGTCACGACCCCCCCGGCGACGATGCTGGCGATGGACTGTTTGAGCCGCCCGGTGTCTTGCAGTATCCGCGCTCCGCCTCTGCCCTTGCCTTTCCCTTTCCTGCGCCTCAAGAGCGTCTCCGCGGCGAGTTCTGCCCAGGGCCGCCCCATTGCCGCCGCGCCTTTGCCGCCGGGCCCATCCGGCCCGATCTCCGGCGCCGTGGCGGCCCCGAAGGCCCGCTTGATTCGCCGCTCCACCACGATGCCGATGTCCCGGGCGATCTCCTCCGGCGCCCCGGCGACTTTCTGCAGCTTCTCCAGCGCCCGCTTCACCGCCTCGATCCCCGCCACACTGACCTCGATCATGGTCGTCGCCTTTTCCCTTCCCTGCCTTCACTTCATCATTCATCATTCATCATTCATCGTTAGCCTTCACCGAACCCAAACTCCCCGCCCGGCGCCGGCGCGATGTGGTACTCATTGAAGTAGGTGCTGTCCGCCGGCCTGGGCAAGAGCAGGTCGGCCTTCCCCGCGCCCACATCCCGCAGCCACCTCTCCGCGCGGTCCGCCTCGATGCGCAGTTGCGTCAGAAGCTCCAGGCTCGCGGTCTCCATGCCGACGCCCCGGAAGGCGTTGTAGACGGCGATGGCGGCCACGGCGTCTCTGAGTTCCGAGGGCGGCGTGGCGAAGGGCCAGGCATCCGGCCACCGCGCCCGCAGCCAGCTTTGGGCTTTCCCGCTGGCTGCCAGGAGCGCGCGCTGCACCGGCGCAATGTCACCGTGCATGTACTCCTGCAGCGACCCGAGCTGGTCTGAGCAGTCTCGTGGGCTGGCCCAGCCGCTCAGCGCATCCTCGTTGAATGCCATCTCACACCTCTCGCCGTTCTCCGCGCTCTCTGCGGCCTTTCTCTGCGTCTCTGCGTTGAGGCCGTTGGCCGTGCCCCGAGGAGCCGGAGGAACCCCTCGGGGCCCGGCCGTCCTGTGCGCTCGTCCCGAGCGCGTCTATCCCAGCAGCGCGTTCGCGATCTGCACTTCCACATGCGCGCTGTCCATCTCATCAGACGGCGATGCCGTCCGGGTGAGCGTCAACGAGTAGGTGATGATGTCGCCGATGGCCAAAGCCACCTTCGTCGGGTCCAGCACCCCCACGGTAACCCCGGTGCCGGCGACGTTCGTGCGTGCGCCATCCGCCGCAGTCTTGGCGATGGCCGGCTTGATCGTCCAGGACGATACGCCATTGATCAACGTATCCATCTCCAGACTGAGCGGGTTCGACGCATCCGTGCCCGTGTTCCCCACGTGCAACACAGCCCCTGCAATCACCCCGGCTTGGAGGGCGAGCCCCAGGAAGGTCGCGGTGACGCTCGCGACGATGTCGCCCGAGGTCGCCGCCTGCAGCCGTTCCCGATCATCCTGTGCCTGCAGCTTCGTCGTCAGCGATTCCAGCAGTGCCTGCACCGTCGCTCCGCTGAGGCCCGCGATCGCCGTCGCGCCGATCAGGTCCGCCCCCGCGACGCCATCGGCCGTCGCCGACAGCTCGCTCGTGACTTGTCTCAGTCTTGCCCATCGTCCAGCCATTCAACTCACCTCGGTAGGACAGGTCACCAGACCTGTCGCCTTTGCGCTTCTCACCTCACGTGCCCGGGAGGCGGGGATGCCTTACCCCCGCTCCCCCGGGCGCATGGGATGGCGCGGATGTCCTTCAGAACCGGCCTACGTCACATCGGTATCGTAGACCACCTCGTCGGGGTTCGGCAGGTACGGCAGGAACGTGATCTCGCACTGCACCTTGATCGGATCGTTGATGTTCGGGCCCTCGACGACCCAAAAGAACATCCCCCGGCTGCTGTCACTCGCATGGAGCGACGCCGGTGCGCACTCGATCATTGCCCGGTCGGTGCTATCGCCGGCCAGGATGGCCACGAAGTCGTCCGGGATGATGCTCGTCGCGGTCCCGGTCAGGTCGTTCACGTAGGTCTCATCAACATACGTCACGTCCAGCCCGGCGATTCGCGGGATGACTCCGTTCTCGCGGACCTGGTCCCGTGCATTGTCGCTCAGCAGATCAATGATCTCATCGTTGCCGGACAGGTAGGCGCCCGTCACCGAGTTCATCACCATATCGGTGGGCTGCTTGCCGCTGTCCTGGGCGATCTTGAGCTTCGCTGCGATGATCTCGGCGAGGACTCCGGTGCTGGCCGTCTGCCAGGCGCTCCCGATCGTCGCATGGTTGTTGGGCGTCGAGCTGTACCCCAGGCTCACGGTGGTGGCCGAAGCCGCTCCCGGGAGCGTGAACGAAAGACTCCCGGATGCGATGCCCAGGGCCTGGGCTGCAAGCAGTGCCTTCCGCTTGTTCACGCGGATTCTGAGCTGCTTCATCGCCCGCGCGACCCAGGCCGAGGCCGGCCCGATTGTCGTGCTGCCCGCGTCGCGCAGGCCCTTGATTACGGTGGCCGGCACGATGATCTCTTCCGACATCGTCAGCCCGGCCGCCATCACGGTCCCGCGAATCGGCGGCTTCACGGCATTCGGTGCGCCGCCGTAGATGTTGACCTGCGCCACGTCGCTCCCATACTTCACGATGTCGTACTGGACCTTGTTCCCCACCTCGACCGCCGGCCGATCCGGGAACCACTTCAGAAGCGCCGAGGGCGTTTCCGCCCCGAACTTCTCATAGAGCCCCTGCAAGTTGCGGGGCTCCAGCATCATTGGGATTGCCATTGCCTGTGTTCCTCCTTTCTTCTGAAGCTGCCGCCTACGTGACCACGCCGGCGACAGTGTTGACGAAGTCCATCAGCGGCATCATGGCCTGCAGCCGCGTTACGGTGATGCCCAGCGCGATGTTGAAGTTTAGCGCCGACTTCGCGATCTGCCCGGCGATGACGCCGATGCCGCCGCTGTCCACTGCCGTCCCCGCCGCATTGCGCAGGTCAACGGTCGCCTCCAAGACGACCGTGTCCTTCCATGCGGCGAGCACCGTGTTCTCTGCGACCTCAACGATGTCCCCGGAGACGACTGCCGTTGTCGCGTTGCCGGTCAGCTCCAGCGAGACGCCGGCCACAATGCTGGCGATGGTGCCCACCGCCAGCGGCACGGTGAGGCCCGGCGTCGCCTGTGCCACGACCACGATCACATCGCCGACCGCGAACATGCTCGTCTCGACCACCGGCACCGAGCTCTGGCCGGTCGTGCAGCCGTTATCCGCCAACGTCATCCGCACCGGCTTGTACTTCCCGGTCGCCGGCACCGGCGCGAGCACGGTCCCCGCGGGGATCTCGCTCGTTGGCGCCACTGCCAGCGGGTCCAACGACGCGGCCAGGATGACCCCGGACCGCTTCAGCAGCATCTCCCGAAACCCGACGCCGTCCTTCCAGTTCTCCGACACATGGTCCCATATCGTTGCCATTCGGTTGTCCTCCTTCCTCATCTACTCCTGTCGTTCTTTGCGCTCTCAGCGTTCCTTGCTGTTCTCTGCCTCTCTGCGCTGAGGCCTTTTCCGTCGCCTCACTTCGCCTGCGCCGCCACTGCCGTCAGCGCCCCATCATCCATCGCTTCCGGCTCCGCGTTCGGGTCCTCGTTCCCGACCCAGCTGAGCCCACGGGCGTGGGTGGACACCTTCGGCCCCTGGGCGTCCAGGGTCGCGAAGTAGGCGTCCAGCGCAGGCGTCTCGACCGCGGTCTTGCCGTCGGCCGCGAAGATCTTGATCTTCGCCTCTTCCGGCAGGGCCATCGCCAGGGCGATGATGGCCTCGCGCTGCGCCGGTGCAACGATCCCGCCGCGCACGCGCATGTCCACCAATGCCATGACCTTCTCGGCCCGAGCGTTGACGGCCACGGTCGCGACCCGCGTCTCCAGCTCGCCGATGCGCTTATCGCGCTCTGCCAACTGGGCCATGTGTTCGGCCCGCAGCGTCGCCAGCGCATCCGGCTCACCGGCCGTCGCGTTCGCCATCACATCGGGCTCGCCCAGTTCCGCCAGGTCCTCCTCCGCCACGCCGGCCTTGGACAGCACCGCCTTCAGTCGGTCAAACCAGTTCATGCTGTTTCCTCCTTTCTGAGCGGACGTTGTCCGCGCATTCGCGGACGACGTCCGCGTTGCATCTCGCTTCATCGGGCGCACCTGATAGTCCGCCCGGTTGACGACGAGTTCCCAGCCCAGCCCGGTCACCGCCGGATCATCCACCCAGGCCGCCCCCACCAATACCTTGCCGATGTCCTTCGACTCCCCGCTCGCCTGATCCATCAGTTCGTAGCCGCTCGCAATCTCGCTGCTCAGGTACCGCAGTTGCCCCGAGCGCATTCCACATTCCATGCCATAGTCCACCACGAGGCAGTCCCCGAACAGCACCTGTGCCTCCTGGTCGAACCACAGCAGCTTCCACCACGCCTGCACCGTGTCCGCCGGCAACGAGATTCGGTTGCCGTCGGCGTCATAGCTGTGCCGGTCCTTCAGTGCGGGCTCGATGCCTTCCACATCGCGGCGCAGCACGAAGTTATCGGCGATCTGCTGCATGTCAGGGACGGTCAAGGTCTCCCCGTTCCAGATCCCCGGCCGCGTGATCGGCAGTCCCCGGGCGAGTGTCTGCCCATCGCTCATCACGATCTGCACCGGATAGGTGGTCAGGTCGTTGGCAAACTGCAGCACCGTCGCCTTCTTCGCCGTCGCCTTCCGCATAAGCAATCCCTCACTGTTCCCGCCGTTCTCTGCGTCCGTTCTCTGCGCTCTCTGCGTCTCTGCGCTGAGGCCTTAGCCGTTCATCCCCGCCATGATCTCCTGGTACAGCTCCCTCAGCCCCGCCTTCTCGCTCGCTGCCAGCGGTGCATACAGGTCCTGCGGCTGCCGCGCCGGCGGGAACCCCGTCAGGTCGAGCCCCCCGAAGCCCTCCATCGGGTTCTCGGTCTCGGGGTCCGCGAGGTAGCCCGCGGCGGTGTCGAACTCCTCCGGCGTCTCGTCAAACAGCACCGGCTCCAGCTCGCTGCGGCACTCGAAGTGCAACGGTGGCGTGACCCCATCCACATCATCCACCGCGAAGATCATCCCGTTGAGATCATGGCACTCATCGGTGGTCCGGTCGTCATCCGGGTTGCTGAACTGCAGGCCGGTGACGCAGGAGCTGGCCGAGTACCTCGCCACGCTCCCATGCACATAGAGCGTCGTGGCCTCGGTGCGCGCGATGTTCTCGCGCTGCAAGGCCGACTTCCCAAAGCCCTCATCTTCCAGCGCCCGCATCGCCTCTCTCGCCCCTCCACCCTCTTCGCTGATCCGCGCAATGATGTCCCGACAGAGCGCCTTGCGCTGCTCGCTGATGGTCCCCCGCAGGGGCACGACGCGCCCCTGGGCATACCGCCGCACCGCCTCCACCGGCACCACCAGGTCCTCCCCTTCGAGCAGCAGCCGGATCGCCTCCGCCTCCAATCCAGCCCCGGAACCAAAAACAGCCGGCCCAGCAGCCTGCCGTCCCGCCGTTCTCTGCGTCCCTTCTCCGCGCTCTCCGCGTCTCTGCGTTGAGACTTTTGCCTTCGGCCTCACCAACCTCCCTCCCGCCCGCCTCAACATCTCCAGCGCCCGGCCGTTCGCATCGTGCCACGCCGCCGCGACACCCGCCTCGAAGGCCTGTTCCAGCTCCCCCACCAGGGGGTAGCTGACCGCCAGGGCCGCATGTGCTTCATCCGCCCGCCGGACCGCCTCGGCGCACTCCCCGAAGTATCTCCGGTCCCCAACCGCCAGGGCCTTTCGCAGGCTCTGCCAAATGTTGGCCATCCGCGCCTGCGCCTTCATGCCCCTGCCTTCTGTAGGCCCGACAATCCTGTCGGGCGCCGTTCCGAACGACAGCCCGACAAGATTGTCGGGCCTCCAGACCCCGCCGCTACCCATACCGCCTCGCCTGTGCCGCCGCCGTTTTGCTTGCCGATGGCAGGGCTGCCCCTCCAAACGCTTCTGGCGCTTGGTCGGCGGGGGCGTAAAGCGCAGGGAAGGTCTGCCTGCGCTTCGCCTCATCCGCCGGCACGAAGGGCAGCCCGGCCATCGCACCCTCCGCCTTGCCCCGCTCGACGGTCTCGAACACGCGCGCCAGGTTTTCCATGTCGCTCGTCTGCAGCGGCCCCCATGCCCACTCCCCGGGCTCAGTCACATTCCCCTCGTTGTGCTCGATGATCGGCCCCACGAGCTGATCCACGATCACCTTCCCGACCTCTTGCCGCAGCCCGTCAATGACCATGTAGTACAGGTCCAGCACGGTCCCGGTCTGGGCCCGGCTTGCGTGCTCGGGTTCCTCCAGGACGATCCGCGGCGTGAACATGGAGTTGAACAGCTCGTTCTTCCAGTAATCGGTGAGTCGCTCGAAGGTCACGCTGGCGCCGTCGCTGGGCACCAGCGTCTTCATGTCCGGCACGAGTCCCTCTTGCAGCGGAAGCGACAATGCCATCCCCGGCTCGCACTTCGCCCACAGGTCCACCAACAGTTTCCCGATGGAGATGTCGTTTCCGGTCGCCGGGTCCTTCACCGTGCCCGCCGGCACGATGAAGACGGGCGTCGGCATCGCCGCCTTCTGGGCGAAGGTGTTCCAGTAATTCTCGACCTTGGTCTTGGAGAACCAGCCCCGTCTCGCGGCCGCCAGCAGGCTCTGCCCGAAGACCTCTTCCCTCAGCTCCGCGAACATCGGCCAGTACAGGATCTCCTCGACTGGCAGCTCGATGCTTTCCTCACCGGGCTTGGAGTTGAACTGCCGCACCTTCTCCACCCGACCACTCTTCGGGTCGAGCTGCAGCCCTGTCGCATCTTCGGGGCGGCTCGCATTCCGGTTGAAGAAGGTCAGCGGGTGCAGCAAGTCTACCCGTGAGACCCACCACTCCGACGCCTCTGTCGCCCAGATCGGTTCTGCGACCGCGAAGCCCGCCCAGAGCGCCGACAGTAGGTCGCCCACTACCCTCTCCATTCCGCCCTCCACCCGCGACAGCCACCCATTGACGCGCTCCGTGAGCTGACCATCGGGATGCCGGTAGCCTCCCAGGGTGTTCAGGATCAAAGTCCGCAGGAGCGCCAGCACGCGCTTCGTGGTGGGCTCATAGGTCCGCATCAGCCAGTATTCGGCGATGAGCTGTGCCCGGGGCGCGAACTTCTTGTAGGGCCCCGCCTGCCACTCTTCCCAGCCCTCCTGCGCGATCATCCCACTCCCGCGCTCCGGCGCCCTTCCCGCATCCCCCGCCGCGAATGTCCGCACCCCACCGCCCGGGTCTTGCCGTTGTGGGAGGGACATTCCTGTCCCGACGCCGTCCGCCGTCGCCGTTGACAGTCCACCGTCAACGGCCGACAGTCCACGCCGTCTCCTCTCACGCGTACTGCGCGACATAGCTCCCACTTCCCATCACGTAGTCCGCGATCGTCGCCGTCACCCGGGCCGCCTCCGGCGCCGCCTCGCAGCTCCACGCCAGCGAGTACACGGTGTCATCGTGCCCGGATTGCGTGCCCCACTTCCAGATGCCGGCGCTCCGCCCGTACTCGAAGTTCAGCAGCTCGCTCTTGAGCAGCCCCGGCTGCCGCTTGCGTGGGTCGAAGCCACAGTCTTGCGGGTAGCCGATCCGCCGCTCGTTGAACAAGCGATACAGGCCGTTGAAAAGCTGCCTCTGGTGCGGGCTACTGGGGCTTGCCAGCTCCGCCCGCCGCACCTTCCCCACCAGGTCCACGCAGTTGAAGTACTCCATGCGCGTCTCGCACCCGAGAGGTCCGCAGATCGCCGCGAGCTCCCGGAACGCCGCCAGGATCTCCGCCTCCTCCCCGGTCTCGAACACCCACACCCGGATCACCCGGTACTGCTCCACGCCCGCCCCGCCGTTGCCTCCCCCCAGCCCGCCGTTCCGCGTCCCTCTCTGTGTCTCTGTGTTCTCTGTGTCAAAGCCTTTGCCTCTGCCTGCCTGCTCCCTCGGGCTGAACTTCGCCGTCGCCGTCAGCACGCTCCGGTCCCCCGTGGCCGACACTCCGGCTCTGTCCAGTCCCGCGCCGATGACGCAGTCCCAGCCCCCGAAGCCCCACTCCCTGATCCGCTCCTGGAGGTCGGCGTGGCTATAGCACTCCGCATACTCCATGGCCGCGGCGCCCAGGGCCTGCGCCTCGAACAGCTTCTGACCGAGCCCGGCCCACAGGTTGCGGTGCAGGGCATCGAACTCCGCCGGCGTCAGCTCCGCCCGCTGCTGCTGCGCCAGCTTGATACCCCAGGCCGTCCGATGCTCCTCCGAGTAGTCAAACAGGATGTGCGGCTCATCTCGGGCGAGCCAGAGCCGCCACACCGGGTTGTCCAGCTCCGGCGATCCGGCCTGCGTCGAGATCGCCACCTGCGAGCCTCGCATCTCCGTCTGCGCCCGCAGGTAGTTGTACGCCCGGATGTCCGCCACCGCGTGTAGCTCGTCAACCATCAAAAGGGACGGCACCGCGATCCCCTGTACCGTTCGGTAGTTACAGGGTAGGCAGGTGATCTCATTGCCCAGCTCAGGGATGGTCAGCGTCCGCTTCCCGATCTGGTCCTCTGCCACCCAGCCTCCCAGCCGTGGAGAATTGCGTAAAAAGCCGACGATCTCGTCATAGATAATCGAGGCCGCCTGCTCTTTCGAGTTGGCAAGGATCACGGACTTCTGCTTCGTGAAACACATCGCCCGGTGGGCTCCCAGCAGGGACACCCCCAGCGACTTCCCTTCGCGCTTGGGCCAGGACGCCACCACGATTTTTTTGGCCAGGTCCCCGTTCGGGTCCCGGGCCGTCGCCCCCCGCAGCCACTCTTTCTGATGCGCGTCGAGCCGCAGGGACCCCATGAGGCCGGTGTCGGGCCGCTGAATGTGAACGACTTCCTCCGCCCAGGCGACGATGTCCTCCTTCCACCGCGCGAGCAGCCGCTTCCGTTCTGCCCGATCATCTCGCCCCTGTGTCGCCGTTGCCGTCCCCATCATTCCCTCCGTTCTCAGCGTCCGTTCTCCGCGTTCTCCGCGTCATTTGCGCTCACGCGTGAGCGCGAGCGTTGAAGCCGTCGCCGCCCCCCCCCCAGAACGCAAAGCGCGCCCAGGGATGCCCAACCTGGACGCGCTGTGAAAGTCGCTTGCCCCAGAGCTTAGTTCACGCAGATCAGCTTGTCAAGTACAAGTTTGAACCCCTGAACCTCCGCGATCGTGAACTCCACGCCCGGCTTCTCACTCATTACCTGCTTCAGCCGGCGCAGGATCGCCTGCACCATCGCCTTCTCCACCTGGCAGCCCGTGAGTTGACCGCACCCCGCCGAGCCCCCGACCCCATCGCCCTTGAGCATGTTGCCGGCCTCGCGTTGTGATGCGGCGCTGGCCTCGATGCTCTGCAGCCAGTCCCCCAGCTCCCAGTACTCCGGCGCCTCCACGGCCAGGGCCCGGCTCAGGCGCCGTTCCCGCAGCCACTGCGCCCGAAACAGCGCCTGTGTCTTCAGCCTGCGATCCTCGATCCGCCCTGGCGTCTCCATCCGGTTCCCGCCTTTCTGTAGCATGACCGTCTCGGTCATGCGCCGTTGGCCATTCGCCATCCCCCTCACTGCAAGCCTCCCCCGCGCCCGTGGGCCGCACAGGTGCCCGACGTGATGACAGAGCAGGAGTGGCAAGCCTCCCCCGCTTCCTCCTCCGCGTGCAGCAGATGTGGGACCTCTTCCCAGGCCGCCTCGCGATAGACATGATGGCCCCGCTCCATGTTGCCCAGGGCGATCTGCAGGAGCCTCTCCGGCGCGACGCCTTCCGCGATCTGTCTCACGCCCTCCAGCTTCTCCTTCAGCTCCACCCTACCCCACCTCCCCCGTCGCCACATACCGCCCGAAGACCTCAAACTGCCCAGTGGCGCTCAAAAACTCCGCCATCAGCTCCCCGGCCCCAAGCCTCGCCTCCGTCACGACCCCGTTCGGCATCAACCTACGCCCATGCTCATCCGACAGCATTCTGCCGATCCCGGTGTAAGATGTCTCCAGACCATGACTACCGTCCCCGCCATCCCCGCCGTCCGCCTTCGCCTCCCCATCCCTCGCCGTCTCCGCCGTTCTTTGCGGCTGTGCCGTCCCCTGCGTTCTCTGCGTCTCTGCGCTGGCCTTTGCCGTCGCCTTCCCCTTCCCTCTGCAGGCCTTCTCCACCGCGCTCGACGCCACTTCCAGCCCCAGCAGCTTCGGCACCTCCCCCCACGTCTTGCCTTCCGCCCTCAGCTTCTTCACCACTTCCCGCACGCTCAGTCCCTCGCATCCCTCCGGGCAGTTCTCCCCCAGCGCCTCCGCCGCATCCTCATCCCAGATTCCTCGCCTGACCCGCGGCCCTCCCCTGGCCACCGTCGCCAGCTTCGATACGATGCTGCTCACTGTGCATCCCATCTCCCTCGAGATCGAATTGGCGGAGTCCCCTGCAGCGATCCTACGCTGCACCCATTCCAGGAGCTTTTCCTCCTTCGGCGTCCCCACTCTCTCCACTCTGGCCGGCTCCACCGTCTCCGACGCCGGCCGATTCCACTTGATCGTCCCACCCATTGGCATCTCCTTCTCCTCCCTTCCCGTCGTCTCTGCGCTCTTCGCGGCCGTTTCCGTTCTCTGCGTCTCTGCGTTGAAGCCTTCGCCTTCCCCATCCCACAGTCGCTGCATCCTCCCCCGCCATTCCTCCTCTGTCTCATGCCTCTCGCACTGTTCCTTCACGCACCGCTGCGGGTTCGGCTCCTTCCCCCGGGTATTGCACCAGTACCTCGTGGGCCTCCCGGCCCGCGAGTCCTTCTTTTCCAGCGATCTGCACATGCCCGCCTCGCCCATCAGCGCATCGCCTCCGGCAAGTCCAGACATCCTTGCTTGCCGCCCAACACATCCCCCATCCCACCATCCCAGTTCCACAGCCGCCGTCCTCCTCGCACCGGCACGGGCGGATCGAGCATCTCGACCACCTCCAGTTCCCAGGCCCACCGCCCATAGGACCAATCGCCCAAAAACTTCTCCTGGTCGCCGATCAGCAACCCATATTCCCCATGGCTCACACGGTAATCAGCAGCGTTGGTGCTGACGCACCGCACGAATCGACACACGCAAAGTATGACATCACGCGGCAGCCCCCATGGTCCAGTCTCCACCCCATGACGCTTCAGGATGTCCAGCAGGTCTCCGGTCTCATCATCGGCCCAGTCGTCCATCCGCGGCACCCGCAACGCCGCATGGATCGCCAGCAGGGAACCCGCGCAAAACCCAAGGGACGACGGCCGCCAGGACCGGGTCTCGAACCGCTTTTCTTTCCAGGCGACGAGCGACGCCCAGGGCTGCCATAGCGAGATTGCCTTCATGCCCGCTAAACTCCCTTCCGCCCATTCGCTCACGCGTAAGCCCATTACCGGATTGACCGTCTCATCACACCACCCGATCGGGTTGCTCATGCCGTCTCCCTCCGTAGGCCCGACAATCCTGTCGGGCGCCGTTCCTCCGTCCCCATCCTCACCGTCTCCCCGGCCCCCTCGAAGCCTTACCTCCCCCGGGACCCCGCCCCGCTCGGGGTCCTCCTCCTCTCCGGTCCCTACCCCGGCACGTCATCCGGCCCCTCCATGTTCCGCCCGAGCTGCAGCTCCAGACTGACGATCGGGTCCGCCACAGCCAGCAACGCGACGCCGGTGATCGTCGGGTTTGCCAGCAGCGTTGCCGTGATGATCGCCACGCCTTCCTCGCGGCCCCTCACGAGGTCGCCCACGACCTCCGCATACACCCCGTCACTGGCCGAGTAGTCTGCCGGCGACAGGTCCACGATGACCCCGGACTTCTTGACCGCCACGACCTTGAGCAGGCACTCCTCACCGACTTCGATCTGATCCACTGGCACCCACATGTTCTGTCTCAGCTCCTTCCAGATGCTGACGCGAAACCCGATCATCGGGTCTTTGCGCCTCGCGATGATCCATGCCAGTCCTATCCACACCCCCACCAGCGCCAGCCCAAGCCACAGCCATCCCACTGGCCACTCCTCCTTCCTCGTCTTCATTCAGGCCTCGCCGTTCTCCGCGTCCGTTCTCTGCGCTCTCCGCGTCTCTGCGTTGAGGCCGTTGCCGTTACCCCCTCAGCTCCTCCAGCGTCAGGTACACCCGGATGCCTTCCTCCCTCGCCGCCCGCACTTCGATGGCCGTCCCCTCGGACTGTTCCAGCCCGGGCCCCTGCACTAGGAGCACCGCGTCGCACCGTTCGAGCTGCGCGAGCCCGTTGCGCAGGTAGACCTCATCCGCCAGGTCGTAGGCCTCGAGGGGGTGCGTCATGGTGTGGGGGCAGATGACCTCATGCCCCAGCCGCAGGACCTCGACGGAGAGGTCCGCGGCGCGCCCGATGTTGGCTAGCACTTCCCCCGGCGTCGCCGCTCGATACGCCCCTGCGATGTACACCAGCATGGCACCCTCCGGTAGCGACAGGTCACCAGACCTGTCATGTGGGCCAGCCAATCCTGCCCTTCCGCCGTCCCTCAGGCCTCGCCGTTCTCCGCGGCCTTTCTCTGCGCTCTCCGCGTCTCTGCGTTGGCCGTTGCCGTCCCCGCCGTCCCGTCCTCCACCTCGAACTCCCCTTCCAGCATCGTCTGCTGCCCTGCCTCTCTCCGTTCCCGAAGCTCCTCCTCCACCTCCGCAAACAGGTCCAGCATCCCCTGCAGCGGCGATCCGGCGCGCGTGAGCCGCAGTCTCGACTGCGCCGCCGGCGTCAGCCCGAGCTTCTCCGCGTAGTTCAGAGCGGCTGCATCTACCCGCATCCGCATCTCCCAGATCGCCGAGGGATGCAACCCATCGGAGGTGTCCTTGCGGAACAGCCCGTCCATCTGCACGTGCTTGTCAATGACCTCCAGCAAGACGATCAACTTCCCGTAGGCGCGCACCTGATCCTGGGCCAGGGGGGTGATATGCTCCGCGGCGGTGACCCGCGCGATGACCTCCTCCGTTGCCCGGGCCGCCTGGATGCAGAGCCCTCCGGGCGAGAACTCATCACACAAGTGCGAGACCAGGCAGATGTCGCATCCCGGCGCCATGCCGGTCTCCATCATCCGGTACAGGCCATGGGACGTGCTGCGCGCGGAGATCACCGCGAGCCCCTCGGCTGTCTTGGGCCCACCGCCGCGGTTCCCCCCGGGGTCCCCGACCCGCCGCCCCGTCCGCCCCGTGCTCGCCCGCGAGCGCATGGGGACTTCCTGCTCCTGATCCTGCTCGTCATCGAACATCACGCCGTCTCCCTCATAGCATGACCGTCTCGCCCATGCGCCGTTACCGTCCCTCAAGCCTCGCCGTTCTCCGCGTCCGTTCTCCGCGCTCTCCGCGTCTCTGCGTTGAGGCCTTCCTCCCCCAAACCCCTCCCGCGCTCAAAGCCGCCCCCCTCCCCTCCCTCGCCCCCCGACCCCCCGACCGATTCGATGGGGGTGCCCCGGCCTCGCCGTCATTCCACGTTTCGCGTTCCGCCTTCCGCCCCCATGGCCTGCGCCAGGCGCGTCGGGTGCACGTGCGCGTACCGCTCGGTCATCGTGCTGCTGGCGTGCCCGGCCACCGTCTGCACCATCCGCAGGTCCTGTGTGCGGTCATAGAGCGCGGTCAGGGCCGTGTGCCGCAGCATGTGTGGGTGCACGCGTCGCTCAATGCCCGCCTCCTGGGCCAGCCGCCTCACCAGTTCGCGCACATAGCGCCCGTCCAGCGCCCGACCGCGCACCAGCTCGCCCTCACCCTGGCTGAACCCCGCCCGCCGCTTCCCCTCGCTGATCGTCCCAAACAGCGGCCACGCCGCGCCGTTGATCCCCAGCTTCTCCCGCCATGCCTCCCACAGTTGCAGCGCCGCTACCGTCTCCACCGACAGCGGGATGCCGATCCGCTCGCGCTGTCGCTTCGTCGCCCGCGCCGGCAGCCGCAGCACCCAGACTTTCCCGTCCATGCCTGGCCAGTCCTCACGCCGCAGGTCCCCCACCGTCGCCTTGAGCGCCTCGCCGCAGCGTACGCCGGCCTGGGCCATGAGCTGCAGGAGCGCATAGTTGCGCGCTCCACTCGCCGTGCTGGTGTTGATATGCTCGAACATAGCCTTTATCTCGGCCTCGCTCAGGACTTCCGTCAGCTCTGTCATCAGGTCCGCCTCCCTGTGTTTAATACCACTATACCCTATTCGTGGTATTGTATAGAGGCAGTCGCGCCCTGTCAAGCCCTTCCTCGCCCTTTCCGGTATTCAACCCCTCCCCTCCCCTCGCCCCCTCTCATCCCTCTCCCGTTCGTCCGAACCCCCCCTTCGCCTTTAGACCTGCCTCCCCCCATCCACCCCTCCCCTCGCACGCCCCCGCCAG